ACGTTCACGCATTTGCCTACTGGTGAAGATACCAAACACATTGTCTGCTGTGTTAATTTTACTGATACCCCCAGCAATATGACTATGGTCAAATTCTACTTCTTCCACTGCACTACGATTCAACTGCGAAGCTGTCACTAACAATATGCCCAGTTCTTTGGCCAAATTACGCAATTCTTCTGCCACATACTTGTCTTTGATAAACTGATCATTGGGATTGACTTTGACACTCACAGGCATAACCAAGTCCAAGTAATCCACCATGACAAAATCCACTCGAATTCCGGTCTGTATCTGTACTTCTTTCAGGTAACTGCGAATGTCGTTCACTGTGCTCTGCGCCGGCAGGGCCTTGACACGATACTGTCCGGCTTTTTTACTGACCAATCGCACCTTCATTGTGGTTGTGTCAATATCCTTGCGAATGTCCTTGGTACCTGTTCCGGTCAACATGGCATCTGTTCGCAAACTTGTGAGTTCTTCACTGAGTTCTAGTGTGATGTAAACACCACTGAGTCCGGCCTGCAACCAACTCAGCGCAATGTTCATCATCACAAGACTCTTGCCTGAACCCGAGCCGCCGGCAAAGATGTTTAGTTCACCGCGACTAAAGCCGCCATACAATAATCTATCTAATTGCGGCCATCCTGTGCTTACTTGCCCGCCCGAGTTGAAGTATCGGTCAATGCGAGCCTTAGGATCAGCAAAGTAATCCGTACCCATGTCTTTGGTGAGTGATATTTGTACTGCGTCTTTGATAAGTTTTTCAACTGGGTCATATTCGCCCTTTTCAAGTAAGTCTGCTGATTTTAAAATTGCTCGCTCTAGTTCCTGTCTACGAGTAAAACTTTCAAACTCGGTCATGAACCAGTCATAGTGCCCTTCATTTAGTTCAGGCACCGGTTTCAAGTCCACACCTGTGGTGGCTCGAATTTGCTCGTATGTGGGCAGAGTTTTGTGATCTTCACTGTGCCGTTTAAGAAACTCTGCAACTGCTCTTAAACTGCGATCAAAGTTTTCTGGATTATAAATGTTCTGCACACGCACATAGCTGGTGGCATCCTGCAACATCATTTCTAAAAACAACTGCTGTAGTTCTCTTGTGTATTCTTTGTTCATAAGTTAGTATTTAATTTTTTCTTTAGTAGTTCAATTTTTAAGCGACTCGTTTGCTTGGCCTCTAAGATACTTTTCAACACAAATAGTCTGCCATAGGCCACAACTGCTGAGTTGACATCTTTGTGTGTTTCTTGCCATATAGGGTAACTCACACTCCAGCCATACTCCAATGCCGCATCAATCAGCTTGATACCTGCACGGTCCACATCAGGTACCACAACAACTTCACGACCCAGGCTGTCGATGATGTCTGCTTGTGTTTCACTACATTCATTACTGAGCACAGCAACACCATCAATGGCCATGGCATCAAATGGACCTTCTACAACAATAACAAATTTGCTGGTGGGCCGTTGCCGATCTACATTGAACACATAGTTGCCTTCATAACTGTTGTGATACTTGGGCTTGACATCATCTTGTGTGGCACGGGCAGTATATCCAATGATCTTGTTTTGCCAAGTAAAGGGTACAATTACACGCTTGTCTAAATTGTACTGACGCTCGGGAGTCCAATAAAAATCATATTTGTTTAAATCTATCGACCTACTGGCTGGATATAACACGGCATTATGAAACACCGCAGGTACATTGGTAACACTAGGATTGTCTGCACTCAATGTATGAAACATTTCCCAGGCATGAAGTGTCTGTGCTTGTTCGGGCAAGGACCTGGCCTTAAAAGAGACTTCTTCTCTTACAACTTCTGCCGCCTCAGGTTCAACCAGTTCCTTGATACGGATGGCATCTATGACCAATCGCTTGATGGTATTTTCATCAGCGCCCAGCCAACTCAGGAGCTTTCTAAACTTGTAGTTTAGGTGGCGTCCTGGTGTGTAGTTGGTGGTGTAATTGCAGTTAAAACAACTATAACTAATGCTACCTGTAGGGTTGGTAATAATGCCGCCTCTGCCTCGAGAGTCCAAGGACTCCCCACGGTGATGACAGCAGACGGCATTAAAACTGGTCCATCCCGACACTGAGTTTGTCTTTCGGCGCACCGGAAGCAATGTGTTTACTGTGTCAAGAATCGAGTTTAGCATCCTACTATTATATAGGAAAATTTGGACTAGGTCAATTAAATTGAACTATATTCCTCGATTGGCGTTAAAATTCTGTAGTACTTTACCACCTTCAACAGTTATGCCGGATCCTATGGTTAAAGCCATATTATAACAATCGCTCAATGCTGATCATAATTTATCCATTAACTGATTGCGACCCAACCGTAACGCACAGTGACATTACCGCCGCTGGTGTTGTTGAGGCCAAAGTCAAATCTATTGGTAGTTGCACTGGGAGCCGTATTGCTACGAACTATGGTGTTGGCAGTGCCCACAAACTGATTGGGTATGCTGACAAAGTCAATGGGCGAGCCACCACCGTTGTAGACCCAGGCATACTGAGCACCTACAACAGGCACATTGGTATTGCTAACAGTAGCCGTGGCGTTCCAGGCCAAGATACCATTGGGGATATTGCAATCAACCCACAGGTAGTAGGTCTCGTTGGCCCCCACAGTAAAACTCTGAGTGCTGTTGCCTGTAGGTACAGTCCAAGAGCTCTCAAATCTTGTAGCACCGCTTGTACCATTTGCATAAGTAATGCCCGCACCCACTCGCAAATATCCAGTTTCAGGCAGTGTTAGGTTACCATCTGTGCCAAATCTATATGTATATCCACCCTTGACAATATTACCGGCAATATTGCCTGAGTAGGTTGGCATGTAACTAAATACGGTATTATTGCTGTACAGGCCAGTGGCTGTTGACAGGATGTTTATACCATTGGCAAAATTGATATTTTCAGGAATTGTTAGGTTACCATCTGTGCCAAATCGCCAGGTATATCCATTCTTGACAATGTTACCGGCAATGTTACCTGTGTATGTGGGCATGTAACTAAATACGGTATTATTGCTGTACAGACCGGTGGCTGTTGACAAGATGTTTACACCATTGGCAAACGTAAAGTTTGTACCAATTATATTTGCTATGGTTTTAATATCACCGGTGGTGTTTATTGTACTGATGGTATTGCTTGACAACAATGCATTGGCATTGGTGTTACCATAACTGCTGGTGCCAAAGTTTGTGTTGGCCCAAGTGTAGAAACTGCCCACGTTGGCTTGTAGTGTAGATATTGTTGTGTTGGCCCCGGTAATCTTACTGTCCAAGTTGCCCAACCAAGTTACCATCACACCTGAGAAATTGGCATTGTTGCCCAGAGCTGTGCCGATTTCAACCAGTGTGTCTAATGCTGTTGATGCCCCGGCGGTTAAATTACTCAATTGAGTATCAACATAACCTTTGAGTGCTGTGTTGGCTGTTACTATTGCGGCATTGGCACCGGTAATGGCATCTGCTTGAGCACCGGCATTGGCCGTCCAGGCGGTAGTTACTGCATCAACATATCCCTTCATTGCTGTGTTGGCTGTTACTATTGCGGCATTGGCACCGGTAATGGCATCTGCTTGAGCACCGGCATTGGCTGTCAACGAGGTGATGGCATCTGCTTGTACCCCAGCATTGCTCTGTAAAGTTGTGATCAATCCTGCTTGGCTTGCGGCGTTTGCGGTCCATGCTGTATTAGCACCCAATATGCTGTTATATAAACCAGCAACGTTGGCATTGGCCGAAATATAATATGATCCAATGTTGGCATTAATGGTGTTGATCTGTGTGTTGGCGTAGAGTTGGCCGCCGCCAATGTTGGCACTGGATATGTTCTGACTGGACAGGTATGCAGTTAGGTTCGTATTGGAATAACTGCTGGTACCATAGTTCAAGTTGGCGTAGGTGTAGAATCCACCCACATTGGCATTAATACTATTAATTGATGAATTTTGTGTAGCGGCATTGGCTGTCAATGAGGTAATGGCATCTGCTTGTATACCTGCGTTGCTTTGTAAAGTAGTAATTAATCCCGCTTGAGTTGCGGCATTGGCTGCCCAGGCAGTTGATACTGCATCCACGTACCCCTTCATTGCTGTGTTGGCTGTTACTATTGCCACATTGGCTGCTGTTACATTGGCATTGGTGCCGGTGATGCTGTTTACAATACTACCTATTGCACTATTTGAAGATAGCAAATTGGCCGCTATTTCAGCTAATGTGTCCAATGTGCCCGGAGCACTATCAACCAGGTTGTTAATTGCTGTGCTAATCTGATTGTCGGTGTAACTTTTTAGTGCGGTGTTGGCTGTTACAATGGCCGCGTTTGCACCAGTGAGCTGACTTTGCAAAACAGTAATCTGATTTGATTGTGTGGTATTGGCAGTAATGATTGCGGCATTGACTGCAATAATATTGGCATTGATGGTGTTGATCAACGTGGTCTGGGTGGCTGCATTGGCAAACAATGTAGTGATATTTGTTGCCGCCGTACCTAGATTAGCAGTAAATTGACTACCGTTTTCTAATACTACGTTGCCGCCAGGGGTAACACCATTGTGTACACGTACTGCAAAAAGTCCAGTATCAAATGTTAATTCGCCCACAGGTCCGGTATATGCAGTGCTCTGAGAGGTGTTGCCACGCTTTAATAGTATGTGGCCTACGTTGGCATATGTGGTCATAATGTACCTCCATCAATGATAACTTCGGTATCTTGTGCAACTGTTTCTGCCCAATATGCTGGTAGTATTTCTAAGTCCAACGGCACACCATAGTTGTCATCAATATAAACTGGTTGCTCTGTGCTATCCGATGTTTTTATAGTTTTAAATGTCAGTTTGTAAAAACGATTTTCCAAGGTATTGATAGTATCTTTGTCCAAGGTAAATGTACCTTGCCCAACAGCAACATTAGCAAAAGTAACAGCATAAGTTTCAATGGTCACTTGGTTGGTGGGATCTTGTATGCTGGCCTGTACAGTATATCCTGTCAAGTTAACATTCTTCTGATCTTGGTTCTTAACTATAACTTGAACAGGGTTGTCTATACCTTGATAGACTTTAATGGGTCTGCTATACACTTGGCGATTCCTTGTTGTGAAAACAGCAGGGTCCATAATTTGAACCTCCGCAATTTGGTTGTATAAATATGTTTTGATAGTCTGCATTATGGGTTATCTTTAACATATTTATTATAAAAGTGGAAATAGACATTAAGGCATTATTAGAAAAATATCCGTACCTAACGTACATTGTCTATGGAGGCAATGATTACGTGGGCATAGTACAAAATGCCGACGAGCAAATTACTACGATTTACGACTATGGTAGCTTGAAAACCCCCGAGCAAAAGACACGCTTCCTAGAACTAGGAGAAGTCTGGTGGTGGGAAAGCAATAGAATTATCCCAATCAATGTGTTTTTGAAGCAAGATTGGTTCCTGTTCAAGTTCTGCGTTAAAACTATGAACAGCAAAGATGTGGAAATCAAGTACGGCCCGCAGACCAGCCTGAAAGAAATGAGTATGCGCCGTAGCAAGCGCAGATCAATCACCCTGGTTCGTAGAACCAATTAACTGTATTCGTAACTGATGCCTTCAACAATCAAGTTGATGTGTACTGCCACAAGGTGTGCGTAGGCCACAGCGTGTGCTTTTTTAAATACATACCCGTCTTCTGTGGCTGTCCAGATAGTTTCAGCCACTTTGGCCCAGGGTAGTCCTATTAGGTTCCGCTTGCCCGGACGAATAATGGCCAAGAACATGGCCAATCTGGCAATGCTATTGACTGGTTCAGGCATTTTCATTAGGGTGTCGTGATGATTGCCGATATGTATCAGCAGGCTACAGAAATCTTTGTCTTGCAACAAGTCCCACACAGGTTCTTGCGCCATCAATGCCGTAAGATGTTGTTCGCTCGTAATCTGCTTATATAATGACACATTCAAAAAGTCTAGTTTTGTATATCCGCGGTCTTCGGCCTGATTGTAATCTATACTGGCAATGCCTGTAAATGGATCTGTGGGAATGTCTGTGACATAAACTCCGGTGTTGTGCCGGATCAATGCACCATTACGAATGATGCCGGCAGGATGGTGCGGCAATAAGTTTAGGGCTTGTGTGCGATCTCCAAAGTCTATGTCAATGTCCGACCGAAATTTCATAGTCCTGCCTCTGCCAGTACCGCCTTGGTCCACTCAGTATCAGCCAGATAATCCGTAAATTTACGTTGCCAATACTCGGGATCAATCCACTGAATAATCATTGCCACTTGGTCTTC